TTTTATATAACTCTCGCTGAAAAGGAGAAACAAAATGGGAACTTTATTTCCAGTAGGTCAACTCGCATTTGGTCCAGGTTTCAAGGACTTCGATAAATTCTTTGTTGGTTTTGATGATCACGTAAATCGTCTAACTCGTATCAATGAAGAAGCAGCAAAAACTTCCAACAATTATCCTCCATACAACATCAAGAAAACTGGTGCTAACTCTTATATTATTGAACTGGCAGTTGCTGGGTTTGATAGGTCAGACATTGATATTGAAGTGGAAGGTGATAAACTAATTGTGCGTGGTAATGTAACTCCAACCACCGCAGAAGAATATAATCTACACGAATATGTTTTCAAGGGAATTGCTGAACGGGCATTTACACGTTCATTCTCTTTGCTTGGAAATATCAAAGTTGAGGCAGCAGATCTGAAAAATGGTATGCTGAGAATATATCTGATGGGACAGGAGGAAGTGAGCAAGAAAATTAGAATAGCAATCGAGTAACATTTTAGGGGAGACAACCTAAACCTTGTTTCCCCTAAATAGAAGCACCATGGACAAACTAAACACATTCAAAAATCTAACATCATATGTGACCGTCCGAAGAAATAACTGGACTTTGAAAGTGTCTGTATATAAGGAAACCAGTATATTGGTAACATACCAGCATGTCTATGGTGATGCCTTTGGTATGAAATATTTTAGTGACTATAACAAAGCAGCAGATTTTATTGACGAATTAGTTGAGAAGGATTGATTTTTACTTTATAAGGAAATAACATGACTATTGAAATTGTGAAACTTGCGACAGACGAAGATCTAATTTGTGATGTGAAGGAAACCACCCCAGAACACATCGTTGTAAAAAACCCCGTAGTAATAATGATCCAGCAAACTGAACGTGGTGTTGGAGTTGCCTTGGCACCTTTCATGCCATATGTTGCAGGTGATATTACTATTCCCCGCACTGCCATAGTTGCCACAGGCATGCCTGAAGAGCAACTAGAACAAGAGTACACAACCCGTTTCGGGTCTGGAATCTTGCTTTCGAGACAAATGCCCCCAAATCCAATGTAATATTCCCTATAATCCCTTATAAAACAGGTGATTATAGGGTCAAAATAGTCCTTTACTTTAATTCAATAATAAGGTATAATAGTCTTATAGGTTGAATAAAGGTGAGCAATATGAACTGTAATAGAAAGAAAAGAACTGATAGAAACCACGTCATATACCAGTTGACCTGTGTTGAAACAGGTGAAACTTATATCGGGTTGACCGTGATGCGTGGTCAAGCAATAAAGAAATCAGTCAATACTAGGTTTCAGCAGCATTGTTATCGTGCCGAAAACCAAAATAAAGACTGGTCTCTCTGTACCGCACTTCGCACCCACGCAAATTGGATGGGGTCGGTTCTTGAAGTTGTACGTGGTAAAGTAGCAGCACATAGTCGTGAACGGGAATTGATTTTTATACATAATCCTAAACTGAACACACAATAATATTATGAAGAAAGTGAAGAAAGGAAATCCAGTTGCCAAGGATGTTCGCACCCCGAAGTATAGGATGCGAGTAGTGTTAAGCAAGAAGCACAAAATTGATAAACGATTCGAGGAGTCACTATGAAAATGTATCTGGCGGGAATAGCACTGCTCAGCACACTGAGTGGAAACGCATCAGCAGATCAGGCATTGGCACAAAGTCTGGGATGTATGAATTGCCATAAGGTTGAGGGTAAACTGATTGGACCATCATTTCAGAATATCGCAGCAATCAGAGTACACAGTACGGCATGGTTGGATATGACTGCCAAAATTAGAAACGGCAGCGCAGGTGCTTGGGGTAAGATTCCAATGCCTGGAAACTACCATGTGAGTGAGAAGGATGCTGAAATATTGGCAAGGTGGATACTATCAATCAAGTAAAATATCCCTTGACTTTAATTCAATAATAAGGTATAATAGTCTTATATGATAGTGATAAAAGAAACGACTGAGTGGAACGATAATACCCCGAACCACATATACTTTGTATCAGATAACAAGAGCAAATTGCTGGCGTATATAAAGAGTGGTACAAAGGAAGTGTTGAAGATGAGCGTGCCAATAGCATTCTCAACGGCACGAAGGAAGTTTGTTGAGGTGAAGAATACATTTGGGTTCAAGGATGAGAAATCAACCAACCCAACATGGAAGGTTGAAGGAAGTAACGGCAGTACCTATATCATAGAACAAACGAATAACAGTTACGTGTGTAGTTGTTCTGGTTTCAAGTTCCGTGGCAAGTGTAAACATATTGAAACATTTTTGAGGAAGTAATATATATTATGAAGAACATGAATCAGTTGTTTACCGAAGTCGCTTCCAACAATTCCCGCATATTCAAAACTGCGGCATTGATGGAACATAAGAATGACACTCTACTCAGGGAAGTCATTCGTCTTGCGCTGGATCCATTTACTCAGTTCCACATTCGCAAAATTCCAGCATACACCACGAACCATACTCTGGGGTGCAATCTTCAGTGGGGTATAGATTCACTCTATGAATTATCCTCACGCAGTCGTACCGGCAACGCAGCAATTGACTACCTGAAGTTTATTCTGACTTCACTGACTGCCGATGATGCAAAGGTTATTGAGCGAATTATTGATAAGAGTTTAGACTGTGGTATTCATACATCGACTGCCAATGCTGTCTGGCCAGGGTTGATCAAGGAATATCCAGTCATGCTCTGCTCACCATTCGAACAGAGACTTGTTGATAAGATAAAGTTCCCTGCGATGGTAAATCTCAAGATGGATGGAATGCGTGCGAATGCTATTGTTCGAGAAGGCAAGTGTGAGTTCCGCAGTCGCAATGGAAAGGAAATTCAGTTGCTGGGTAATCTTGAGCAAGAGTTTATCAATCTTGCTAATGGTATTGATTGTGTGTTTGATGGTGAGTTACTTGTTGTGCGTGATGGGGTAATTCTATCACGGCAAGAGGGTAATGGTATTCTGAACAAGGCAAACAAGGGCACTATATCTGCCAATGATGCTGCCATAGTGAATATGACTGTCTGGGATATTATTCCATATGCATACTTTGCTGACGGATATTGCCCAACACCTTACTCCACCCGTTTTGCCACGTTACAGAATATGAACCTTCCCAATAAGATTCATTTGGTTGAGCATAATATTGTGGATGATATTGAAACCGCACAAACGATATTTCAGAAGTATCTTGCTGCCGGTCAGGAAGGTATTATTCTGAAGGACATGAATGGTCCATGGGAGGACAAGAGGTCTAAAGGGCAAATTAAATTCAAGTCAGAATTAGAATGTGATTTAAAAATCATTGGAGTTGAAGAGGGTAGTGGTAAATATGAAGGACTGCTCGGTGCACTTGTCTGTGTATCATCTGACGGTATTGTGAATGTGAATGTTGGCAGCGGTTTCAATGATGAGCAAAGAAAGTCATTGATGCCCTGTGACCTGCTTGGTAAGATTGTTGCAGTGAAGTATAACGCACGGATTAAAAACCGGCAAGGTGAAGAGAGTTTGTTCCTACCGATCTTTGTCGAGATTCGCGAAGATAAAGATGTTGCTGATTCAAGTAAATTGATCAAATGAAAATAGACGAGAACGACATCTACAGCAAAAATAAGTATCTGAGCAAACTGTGCGATGATCAGAGTTACGCTAGGTTTCATAGGACTGATCCATCACCCTGGATTCCAATTGAGGGATCTCGACCAGGAATAAATTGGTGGAATATTTTGACCTGGGTATTATCTGCTGCATTACTTGTTGCAATCGTATACATAATCAATCTATAATGAGGGCATGATATGCTAGAGACTATTTGTCAAACACTGTTGGAAGGGTATAAACGAAACTGGGCAACCAGTCGTGATGCCAATGTCAGTATCCGTCATCACGGTCGTCCACACTTCTATATCACTCCATCCGGTGTACGTAAGCAAACACTCCAACCAGATCAGTTCAAAAAGATTGAAGTGAAGTATGATATGTTTGCAGATGAGGAGCATGAGTATACTTGGAGAACTATACCGCACACAGACATCTCTGCAATGCTGATGCCAAGTGGAGAGATGCCACTACACTTCAACCTGCAGAAAAAGATAAGCGACAATAATGTAAGAGTTGTCACACACCTCCATCCGACCTATACTGTTGCTGCAATGCATGCTGGTATAGAACTAAGTGAACTGGTAAATTCATTTCCAGAACTGCGCAGGTATACATCGGTTGCCAGGAACGTGGGTGAAGTGCCACCAATCTCAGAAGAGTTGGGAAGGGCATGTTGCGACAGTCTTGGACTGGATCGTGATGGTAACCTCAAATATAATATTGTTGGTATCAAGGGACATGGAGTTGTATCGATTGACTCTTCACCATGGGGAGCATTCGAGCACATAGAACGTCTCGAGCACATTTGCAAAATCGTTTTAGTGAGCAAACACCACCGGAGTAGTGAATCATGTTTATTCTAGATATAGAAACATTATCCACAGATTCTCATGCGGTGATTCTATCTGCCGGTATCATTCACATTGAGGATAATACTAGACCATCCTATGACGATATGGTTGCCAATGGACTATTTGTGAAGTTCAATTCCAAGGATCAGATAGATCGTCTGCATAGAACTGTGTCAAAGGATACCTTGGCATGGTGGGCAAAGCAACATAAGTCAGTCAGAGATATCTCTATGAAACCAACACCGGATGATCTGTCACCGGAAGATGGCATGGCAATGTTGATGAAGTATGTTTCAAAATATCCCAGAACAAATATAGTCTGGACCAGAGGTTCACTGGATCAAATGGTGATTGATGATCTCGCAACCCAACTGGATTTTAACCCTATAATGCCATATAATAGTTATAGAGATGTAAGAACAGCAATAGATATTTTTACTGGATCAACCAATGGTTACT